CGAATCCTCAGATCTCAATCCCCCCGTGCAGTTATTGACAGAACTCCGAGAGGACGCGGGCGCGTCCTGAAATTCAAAACCCAAATCAACGGCACGTTTCGGGACAATCTTCCACTGCGCCAGACGAGTCAGGATCGGCGTATCTTCGCCAACTTCCGTTGCGTAAACGCCCTTGATGCGCACGGTTTCCTCACCGTATTCGTTCAGCTCATCACCGGCCTGATACCAGGTGCGCACGGCCAGCTCGTCGCGACGCACGAACGGGCCGCCCTGCGCGTTGACGTATCCTGCCCAGTCTCCCGCGTCGGCGGCGTCATGCGCGGCAGCAAACTCAACGCTGAGGCCGTGCGCGGTGTCGCTGTCGTCCATGCGGCGCAGCTCGCGGTAAACCGTCACCGGCGCGCCGCCCACAAACTGAAACTGTCGGATGTGCCAGCGAGCTGCCCAGGCTGAAACAGCCGAGGCGGTTTCCTTCAGGTCTTTGCCGCTTTCGTCATCCGTCTCGCCGTCCAGCGCGTAGCCGTCGATATTTTTTGAGATGTACTTAGCCACATACCCCGTCGCGCTGCCTTTCTCCGGGTCGATGGCCTCTGCGTGAAAGCGGGCCTTGCGGGCCTTGTCGGTTGTCAGCTCGGCGCTGTCTTCTTGATGTGCATAGTCGCGCATAATCTCGCGCACGCGCTCAACCTGTTCGGGACGCATAAACATCAGCATGTGCCAGTGCGGGGTCGCGTCGTGGTGAGGTTCAGCAACGCGGATCCCGAAGATGCGGATTTCTTCGCGGTGCAGCTTGGCGCGGATTTTCTGCCAGACACCGCAGAGATAGCGCTGCGTGTCTGCCGGGCTGGCGCCGTTCCATTTTCTGTTGCGATGGCCGGTCTTGATTGTCGCGTGATAGCGCGCCGGGGCGGTAAGGGTGTAGAACTCGCCGATGAAGCCCATTTCGTTGCAGATGTTTTCGAAGCCGCGAATACGGGTCATCAGCTCGCAGCGGCGGATCGCCGGGTTAGCCACGCTGCCGTCGTATTTCTCGATCAAGCTGATGCGGTTGCCTTCCTCGTCTTCCAGCTCCATGCCCTTGAGGAACTCGCGGGTGCGGCGCTTCTGCTCGCGCCACTCCGAGACAGTCATGTTGCTTGCGTAGGGGGTATGTTTTTTGCTGACGTTAGCCAGGGCGATCTGGAGGTGTTCACGCCATGAGGCAGCGACGCGGCGCAGGCGGCCTTTCCACCATTTTTCTGTCTGCATACGCATGATCGCCGGGGTAACTTCCTCCGGGTCAAACAGGCGGGACGTGACCTTTTCCCACAGCGGCGGCGTCTGGCTCAGCTCGCGTGTGATAGTGGCGGCGGTCATGTAAACGCGGTGCGTATATTTGTAATCAGACTCGTCGCTGGCCTGCGCGTGCGCCTGCACCAGTTCGGCCAGGATGAAATTAGCCACATCCCCGGCCAGCAGATCGACGTCGGCGCGCCCCATATCGGGCAGGCGGTTGAAGCGGCGCATCAGTTCCCACAGCGTACCGCCCGCGCTGGCCGCGCCAGCTTCTTTAGTAGCATTGCCTGCCAGCAGGTTAAACGTGCCGCTACTCATTTCACCGAGGCGATATTGAGCGTTAACGGTTTCAACGCGTGGCAATGTGCGCTCAACAAATGTCTTTGTTAAGTAAACATTGGCGCGGGCTGTTCCCTGCTTCTTTTCCAAATCGCTGACGCGGCGCTTAACGTCGAGCTGGATCAGCGTCGGCTGCTTTTCCAATAATTCCTGCGCACGCGCTAAAGCCGCAATCATCTGACTGCGGCTGTGCATTTCCTCATAGGTGGGATACGGGCTGGCGATAGCTTCCCGTGGGGCGTTCCACGGGTAAGCGTATTCCTGAATCATTGAACCGCCCGCACTTCTGCAGACCAGTCAGCGCCTGCACCCGGATCGACGCCATACCAGACAGGCCCGGCTGCGGGATGGCGCACGGCAATAATTTCCGGGGCGCGCTTGCCCTCACCTGCGGCAACGCCAACCGAGCGGGCTACGCTGATTTTAGTAATGTCGAAAGCGCGAAGAATGCTGCGGGTGTAGAAGGTATCGCTGTTTGAAACGACAACCGGGCAGCGCTCAGAGACGTCCATCAGCATACTGACCAGATCGTGATGCTCATCCTTGTCAAAGCCCGCCGAGTGATAGTCCGAAAACGTCCCGTCATACGGCGGATCGCAATACACCACGTCGCCAGCTTTAGTCAGGCGCAGCGTCTCGCGGAAATCGGCGCAGATAAACGTCGCACGCTGCGCCTTTTCCGCGAATGCCTCAATCTCAGCCAGCGGAAAATAGGGTTTTGCATAATTGCCGAAGGGGATATTGAACTCGCCGCGACGGTTGTAGCGGCAAAGGCCGCGATAGCCGTTGCGGTTCAGGTACAGGAAGTGCGCGGCGCGCTCCAGCAGGGGCAGCGCCGGGTTGTGATTAAACGCTTCCCGGACAGCATAATAGCTTTCGCCTGTCGTGTTCTGATTGAACAGACTGGCCGCAACAACGATAAAGGGGCGGGTGTGCTCTTTTATCTGGCGATAGAGGTTGATGAGGCCAGGGTTTATATCCGCAATCAGATAGGCCCGGTAATCGGTATTCATCATTACTGCGCAGGAACCGGCGAAGGGTTCGATCAGGCGATCACCTTCTGGCAGATGCGCTAGCAACTCCGACATAACGCGGGACTTGTTGCCCGCCCACTTCAGGATCGTGTTCATACAGCACCGCCTTCTGATACCTTCGCGCGCTTTTCTTCCTGACGCATACGAACTTTATATTCGGTTATTCTTTGCTCACGTAGTGGAGAAAGAACCGAAAAAATCTCCTGACAGCCAATTATCAAACGGCTATATATGTCCGACATTTGACCTAACTCGTTTATTTCTTTTTGCTGTTCAGCAGCTCCTATGCAGTCACTAATAAGATCGCGAGTTAACAGCACTTCTGATTTATAAATAGCGACTACTTCGGACACCCTTACACGCTTTCCCTCATCCATTCGCCATACCATTCGGCTTAAAACATAATCTCCGTTTTTTGCGATGGAAATATCGTGAGTATCGTTAATTGAAAGCATTGGATTTCTCCTTAAGTTCCTGACATTCCACGCAGCGAGTCACGCCATGAATGGCACGGCGGCGCGCTTCGGGGATTGGCGCGTCGCAGTCTTCACAGAATGAAGCCGCTACGCTAACCGGGCGGTTAACCACGCTGGCGATGTTGCGTGCCAGCAGCTCATCGGCGCGCTGCTGCGCCATGTCCATTGAGTCGGCCATCAGTGCAGCTCCTGTGATTCGTTCTGATAACGCTCCGCCTCGCGGCGGATCAGGTCAGCAGCTTCGACGCCGGTGAGTCCCTGCTGATGTACGTGCACGGCCAGCTCAACAAGGCGCTCCGACACAGCCAGCGCGCGGTCTTTGCGCTCCTCAATACGTGCTTTGGTGATGACTGCGGCCAGCGCCTCGGTGTCTGCATCAAACTTGAGTGTCTCGATATTTCGCATTTCACTTTCTCCTGATTTTGGGCAAAAGAATGCCCGGCGGGTTTACGCCATTTAATTGCCTGGGGTTAATTAATTAGAGAGGGTCATTCGCTTCGGAAATAAACTCACGACTGCTTTTAAATGATTCATCGCACGAATAAGCGCCTTTCGTTCTTCAGTAGTCAGTTCACTAAATTCAGCGTCGTGCCTGTCTTTACCGATGTTAGCCAGGAACAGAATTGCGCTCAGTGCGCGCTTGTTGTCCTTGTAATTACTGTCTGTCACATCGCGCATTTCAGAAAAAAAACGAGCCATATCTTTTTCACAGTTGCCGCCCATCAGCTGCGCGCGGATTAAGGCAACGTGATTCAGCGCTGAAACCCGCTGGCCTGCATTAAGCTCACCCAGCATTGAATCGCCCTCGATAGCCATGTTTTACCTCTTTGCTCTTTTACCTGTTCCTGCTGACTCAGTACCGGATGCCAGCGCCTGCCGTTCTCGCCCATAATCCAGCCATGCCCGTATGACATCGACGGGCTCTGACGCTTGAGGCGTGCCGCAAATGAAATCATCGGGCGCCCTCAGCTGATGCCAATCGAAGCGCTCAGCCCGCTGATTGCATCAACGGTAGACGCTAAGGTCGGGTTAGAGTGAACGCGGTTTTGTACAGCCAGCGCGGCCAGCATCATGCAGCGGATCCCGGTGTTAGCGGCTTCCAGAATGCCGCGGCGGCAGGTTGCCGTAATGCGCTCCGGGTTCGCGGCGTTGGCGGCCATATGACCGACTTCGGCGGTTGCCTTCAGCACGTAGGTTGGAAATTTCTCTTTTGCCAGCTCGTTAACCGGCACGCACGGCAGACACTGCAGCTGCGCCAACATGCCATCGATCAGCGTGGCGTCTTCAGTCAGATCGGTAAGCAACAGCACTTCTGGAACGGTCAGCTGATGCACCTGCTCCGGGTTCAGCTTGTTGCGCAAGGTCTGCACTTTCATACCCGCCCGCTGCGCCAGCTCCGTCATGTTGTGCGTAAGCGCAAACTTGCGGCAGGCGTCGTCGTAATCGGTATGTGTGGAAACACGAAAATCAAACATGATTAATCCCTGTCGTTATCCCAATATGGATTTAACAAGCTTGCATCGTGATGTGGTAATCAGACGCAGCCTCAATAATGAGAGCCAGCATGTTTACCTCTACCAAGCCGTTAGCTCCTTCTTTCTTCCTGATTGGCAAGCGGTTTTCTTGATACATCTTGCGAGCAGTTCGCTTACAAATGCCTGTACGGCGGCAATACTCATCTAGAGAGATGTAAGGCTCTGAAATCACAAAGTTGAGATTAGGTCGCATTGAAAAATCACTTTTCATGATGCAAGATTCCTTTTGGGTTAGTAGATGTCAGTAAATGTCACTATATGTCATACATCACAAATGCGATGATAGGATCTCATAACAAACATGTCAAACACAACTGAATCTCCAAAAGGTATAACGGAGCACCTTTATCCATCTCAAGGTGGTGGCAAGGAAGCTATTAACCGCATCATGAGCGCTTATCAATTCACAACCCGGCAAGCCTTGTGCAATCACTTAGGCATTTCACAGAGCACTATGGCTAACAGGTGGATGCGCGACACGTTCCCACACGATTGGCTGATAGCCTGTCATTTAGATACTGGAACCCCGCTACTATGGCTTGCCACAGGACAAGGTGAACCCCGAAAGGCAGACAAGGGAGAAGCCCCAACTCGTTTGAGCTACAAAAAAATCTCAAATGGGGTTGAGCAATCAGACGAACTTGTTAGCTATGACGCTCGGATGCTACCCCCCAATATCTCAGATCCGTTTTTTGTTGAGATTGATAACGGTGTTTATTTAATCGAAGGGGCTAAAGCTGAAGTTACAGATGGGCTTTGGTTAATCGATATCGACGGGTTGATCAGCATAAAAGAAGTCTATCGCCTACCTGGAAAGAAGCTTCGCGTTGAAAACGGACCTGCCTCTTTTGACTGCGCACCAGATGACATTAACGTGTTAGGTAGGATCGTATCTAAAACGGAGAGCGTTTAAAGCGAATGGCCGTTAACAAACTGCCCAATGGTAAGTGGCAAGCTCAGGTATTTCCTAACGGACGGGATGGCAAGCGGATCCGCCGTCAATTTGCTACAAAAGGCGAAGCGCTGTCTTTTGAAAAGCATATTAAGGATCAGGCGCAAGATAAGCCCTGGCTGGGTGAAAAGACTGACAAACGCACCGTCTTTGATCTGGTTGAAACATGGTATAACGCGCACGGCATAACTTTAACTGATGGGCAAAAGCGCAAAGATGCGATGGAATTTGCTTGCAAGGCTATGGGTAATCCACTTGCTTCTGAGTTTAATGCTCGCATTTTTTCCGCATACCGCGAGCAGCGTTTATCGGGCAAAATCACACGCTCATCCCGCGTGAAGACCGTAACACCACGAACCGTCAATCTTGAACTAGCTTACTTTCGCGCAGTATTTAATGAACTTCGCCGTTTAGATGAATGGCAAGCCCCGAACCCGCTAGATAATGTCAGAGAATATAAAATAGCCGAATCTGAAATGGCTTATCTAACGAATGAGGAAATCAGGGAATTATTAAAGGAATGCGAAGCGAGCAACTCTAAAGACTTATTATCAGTTGTTAAAATATGCCTAGCTACTGGTGCGCGCTGGGGAGAAGCTGAATCTTTAAAGGGAAATCAAATTAGAGCAGGAAAAGTTATTTTCACCAAAACAAAGGGGAAGAAAAATCGAGCAATCCCTATTAGCGACTCGCTTATTGCAGAACTCCCATCAAGCAGAAAAGCAAAGCCGCTTTTTACTTCATGCTATGCAGCATTTAGGTCTGCCCTGAAAAGAGCAAAAATTGAGACTCCAGCCGGGCAATTAACACATGTGTTACGTCATACTTTCGCATCGCACTTTATGATGAATGGTGGCAATATTTTGGTGCTTCAGCGCATATTAGGTCACACCGACATAAAGGTTACGATGCGCTACGCTCACTTTGCACCTGATCATCTTTTTGAGGCCGTTAATCTCAATCCACTGGAAAGACTTTAAGCCGCCAAAATTGGCAGCAAAATGGCAGCAAAGGATGATACTATTTGACACTATATGTCACTATATGCCACACCAAAAGTTATGAAAATCATTAACTTACTGATTTAGCTGCGATCATTTTCGGACTCATAATCGCTTGGTCGCTGGTTCAAACCCAGCAGGGGCCACCAATTTTTTGATTAAAATCATTCACTTAAGCCACCTTTCAGAGGTGGTTTTTTGTTTCTGATAGTCAGCTGCCCCCTTTTTGCCCCCCCGGGCTTAGCTACATACCAGCTGAATAGATGAAACGTGAAATGCCGAACCCTCTCATCTGAAGGGCGTATACCTTTGTTGAGGAGTGTCAAAGTTCTCTTTACCTGGTTAAACCTGCCTTTCCTACCAGATGCTCCAATATATTTTTATGCAAAAGTACTTTTCCGCTTACAATAATCCCTTTCCTTTAAACTTGTTAAAATATCGAAAAATTTTGGGGTAATTATGAATGAAGCTTTATAAATGAGGATGATTGGTGGATTTCTTGTACTCATGAACATATTCACAAAAATTGCATATTCTGACCCCACATTTTATATGGAATCCCTTGAAAAAATAATTTCCAAATTATCTTTTTATTTAGTGCTTACGACAGGTTCACTTTGGATTGGGTTATATTTAAGACACAATTATTCGGAGACTAAATTGAATCTTTCTCCTGAACAATCAAAGCGCTACTCTATAGCTTATAATAATTTTACAAATCCATTATCAATGCTTTATTTTGCCTTCTGCATTGCTTACGCTTATAGCTTCTTTCTAATTTTTGTCGCTGAAAAGAAAAAACATTCCACACCTCGATAATAAGTTTCGTTCTATCAAAAATCACATCGAGATAAATATCACTTATACGATTCCAGCCGCTTTAGCTTGTGCTCCCAGTCAGCGTAAGCGGCCTGCCATGCCTCATTTTCATTCGCAAAAGACTTGTCTGCCACAGGAAGCTGCTCCAGTTTATTGTTTTTTATATGCTTGAATCGCACATCCCAATACTCTCCACGTGGTCATAGAACGTATCTGCTGCCGCGTCGGCGTCGCCGCCGGTGCAGACCAGACCGATGATTGCCGTGCTGAGGGTGGTGATAGTTTGGGTGCTCTCGTTGACTTCCTCAATGCGCACGCCGTGGTGATAATCCTGAGTCATGTGGCGGTTCTCCTGTAAAGGGGTTCCGCTATGGTGAAAGGTGGCGGGCGCGAGAGCATCCTGCGGGCATTGTGCAGATAATCACACAAGACCCTAGCTTAAGAGCAAATCATATCCAATGGATAAACTTATTCAGTTGATATAAATCTTTGCTGATTATCAAGCTGCGGGACTAATTGTGATTGTCGAAGCTTTGTTATTGA